ATCCTGGTTGGAATGAGGTATTAAGTAAGGTCGGAAAAACACCTGGTGCTAACGTTAGAAAACAGTAATGGCAAGAAGAAAAAAAGGATCTGAACCAATTGGAATTGGTTACACATCGAAACAGATGAAAAGAAAAAAACCTGTAAATTCTGATTATCTTGTTAACATTGAACCACTCACAGATAATCAAAAATTATTATTTGATGCATATGGTAAAGGTCAACATATTGTTGCATTTGGATGTGCAGGTACAGGTAAGACATTCATTAGTTTATATAATGCAATTCAAGATGTATTGAATGATAAAACACCATATAATAAAATATATCTTGTTCGATCATTGGTTGCAACTAGAGAGATTGGATTTCTACCAGGTGACCACGAAGATAAGGCAGACATCTATCAGATACCATACAAGAATATGGTAAAGTATATGTTTCAAATGCCAAGTGATGCAGACTTTGAAATGTTGTATGGCAACTTGAAAGCACAAGAGACAATTCGTTTTTGGAGTACATCTTTTCTTAGAGGTACAACATTAGATAATGCAATTGTGATAGTTGATGAATTTCAAAACTTGAATTTTCATGAATTAGATAGTATAATAACAAGAGTTGGAGAGAATAGCCGAATCCTCTTTTGTGGTGATGCTTGTCAATCCGATTTAACAAAAGCAAATGAACGAAATGGCATTGTTGATTTTATCAACATCTTGCGTAAAATGAGTTCTTTTGATATAATAGAGTTTGGAATAGATGATATTGTCCGTTCTGGTCTTGTTAAAGAATACCTTACAGCAAAAATTGAATTAGGAATGTAATGTTTGATCATATTGATATAAATCTCCCAAAGTTGGAGAGAGAAACTATAGATGGTGTTCGTTACTATTCTGTACCTGAAGAGGATGAACTTATTAAGTTAGTTTCAATTACTTCGATTACAAGTCATTTTAATCGTCAGATATTCATTAATTGGAGAAAAAAGGTAGGTGATGAAAAAGCAGACAAAATTACAAAAGCTGCAACAAAGCGTGGCACTGACATGCACACACTTACAGAACATTATTTAAAAAATGATGATCTTCCAAAAACACCTCCAATCTCTGAGTTCTTATTTAATATTTCGAAGCGTGAGTTACGTAATATAAATAATATACACGCATTAGAGGGTTCGTTATACAGCAAATACCTTGGTATCGCTGGAACCGTAGACTGTATTGCAGAGTATAACAACGAACTGGCAATAATAGATTTTAAAACATCTAAAAAACCAAAACCACGAGAGTGGGTAGAACATTATTTTGTTCAATGTATGGCATATGGTTGTATGTTGTATGAAATAACAGGAATATCAGTTAAAAAATTAGTCATTATAATGGCTTGTGAAAATGGAGAATGCGTCGTTTATGAAGAGTACAACAAACAAAAATACATCAAACTTCTCAAACAATATATTGAGAAGTTTGTTAGAGACAAATTGCGAATCTATGGAACCTAACAAAGAATTAGAAAAAGCCATTGAGAAGAAATTTTTAACTCCATCCAAGTTTGCGATTGAGATTGAAAAGATTGTGGCAGAAGAAGAACTTAATTACATTGATGCAATTTGTCATTATTGTGATGCGAATGATATTGAAGTCGAATCGGTATCAAAATTAATGTCAAAACCATTGAAGGAAAGATTAAAATATGATGCAATAAATTTAAACTTCATGAAGAAGACATCAAGATCAAAATTACCTTTATGATGGAAACAATTGAAGCAACCGTATTTGTTGAACCGTTTCCGCATATAATTATTGATAATTTTTACAATGAAGATGAATTACAATTAATTTGGGAAGAATTAAAATTTTTTACGAAACCTGATAAGTTAATTCATCCAGAAGTTTTTACTCCAAAATATGGTGGTAAAGAGATAGTTACAAATGCAAAGGCATTGCATTTAAACGACATATTTAAGGATGATTACAAATCTTTGTCAAATATTCTAACTGTAAATCGTAAAATATTTCAAAGTGGTATATTAGATAAATTTTCCGAGTTACATGATTCTTGTTCTTTTGTGAATGAATGTAATTATGATATTACAATATTGAGATATTATCATAATGGTGAATATCATCATCTTCATAGTGATGTGTTGTTTCATTTTTTGGCATTTTCTTACTTTTATAAAGAACCAAAAAAATTTTCTGGTGGGGAGTTGGTTTTTCCATCTTTTGATTATAGCTTGACTTGTAAAAATAATTCTATTATAATATTTCCAGGTTGGGTTGAACATGAAGTTTCCGAAGTAAAAATCAAAGATTCCGACTATTATGATGGATGGGGTAGATACTCCATAAACACTTTTTTTAGAAAAGATGAAAGTATCACAATCTGAATTAATACATCATCGTCTTCAAGCGATGTTAAGAGAACATAGTTTTAGTGACTTAGAATACTTGGGTGTGAAACCTGATAGTATTGGAGTTTCGCAACATTGGTATCGTATCGGAGAAGCAGAAGTACCTGTTGATTCAATTACAGAATTAGAAAGTGAGGATGTAGATGAAAGTGACACCATATGAGACCTACCAGACATATCTTTCAATGAAGAGTCATTTTACAAATCGTAAGTATGACTTCTTTAAGTATGGCGGCAAGTCGAGGGCAACAGTATCCTCCTTCAATAAAAGAAAAGATAAGTATTGGTTTGAAAAGACATCAAGAAAATATTCAGATCAAGAGATTACAGATTTTTTATTATCTAATTTTATAACCACAGATGCACCACAAAACTTATGGATTGGAGAAATAATAAACTCTGGAGAAAGAACTTATTCAGATTGGATGAAACGACAACAGAGTTTAACTTACTTGTTCAAAGAACAATCAAAGGAATTACTTTACGAAAACGAATTAGATCAAATATTCAATTGTTCGAAAGGTCATCCACTGATACTCAAAAAATATCTTGGTGGCGATCTAAGTTTAGAAACTTTGACAATATACGAAAAAATATTTTTGTTTCGAAAAAACTTCGATAAAAAATTAACTGATCCGGTATGGGAAACCGTCAGTTTAAAAATTAAAAAGTATTTACCTTTCCTAAATATTAATGTGTTCCAGTATAAGAAAATTTTAAAAGGAATTATAGATGAGTAACTTTTTTGATTCACCCTTTGTTAAAGAAGGACTTGAAGAAATCAATGAACTTCAAAAAGAAGTTTATGGAAGTTTGATGTCTTTTCCAAATCTTTCGCCTGAGAAGCAGCAGGAACATATTGAAAAATTATCTATGTTATTAGAAAAACAAAAAATTATGTATGGAAGATTAAGTCTTTCAGATGATCCTCAGGCAATTGAAATGAAAGAAACTATGAGAAAATCTGTTTCATTAATGGGATTTCCATCAGGTACAAGTGTTGAACTTTTATTTGAAGGAATGCAAAAAACCATTGATCAATTAAAAAATATTAATGAAATGTGATACTATATTGACTTTTTATAATTTTTTTGCTATAATCTAAACAATCCAACGAAATCCAATTAAATCCGAGGTATCTAAATGTCGTTCGAAAAATTAAAGAAACAATCTAAGCTTGGCTCTTTGACTGCAAAGTTAGTTAAAGAAGTTGAGAAAATGAATAACAATGGCTCATCAGGTGATGATCGCCTATGGAAGTTAGATGTTGATAAAAGTGGAAACGGTTACGCTGTAATTCGTTTTTTACCTGCACCAAATGGTGAAGATCTACCATTTGTTAAATTATATTCCCATGCCTTTCAAGGTTCTGGTGGATGGTATATTGAAAACTCCTTGACAACTCTTGGTGGTAAAGATCCTGTCTCTGAGTATAACACTCAACTTTGGAATAATGGCACGGATTCTGGTAAGGAAACTGCTCGTAAACAAAAGAGAAAGTTAACTTACACTAGCAACATCTATGTTGTAAAAGATCCAGCAAATCCAGAGAATGAAGGTAAAGTATTCTTATATAAGTATGGGAAGAAAATCTTTGACAAACTTACTGCAGCAATGCAACCTGAGTTT